CCATACCTTTCACACCTTGATCCATTGCGTCAGGGGTTGCTTTCTTAATGTAAGAAGCAAGCGTCGATTTCTTGAGTTCATCGAGTTCAACAGACTCATTACGGTTGTAGACATATACATCGTGATGGGCTGCATCTGCTTTTTGAATGCGCTGATGAGAATGACCACCCGATTTTCCTGAAACGTCACTATTTACGCGCTTGCCGTCTTTGTATTTCGCACTAGGCGCATCCTTAGAATACTTATGTGCGTTAGGATTGTCTTTACCCAAACGACCTTGTAGTACAACACGCTTACCAGTGCCTTTTACTGACTTTTTAAGGTCGGCTAATCTTTTTTCAGATTCGGCATCGCCCGGTTTGTGAGTAAATTGATATGAGTCGCTCTTACGAGCTTCATCGAGTTCAGCTTCTTCTTTAGTAAGACTAGTTACTGCGCGAGCAATACCGGCTTTACGATTTCTTCTCATTCTGCTAAGACCCTTATATTCAGGATCCTGAGTACTGCCACTAGTAATATCACGCTGAATATGAGTAAGATCATCTGCTGATCTCTTCACATATGAACCAAGAGTTGATTTGTTGAGTTCATCAATCTGCTCAGCTTCTTCTTTGCGAAGAGCCTTACCAATCGCCTTACGACGAGCGTGTAGGTACTTGTCAGACTTATCGACATCGCCATCGTTATCGATATCAGCGTCTGCTTTACCGACAGGGTCCATCGCTTCTTTCTTCATGATCGACTTAGCGATCTCATGTCCTTTGGTGATAGTCGACTTCTTCAAAGGAGGAGTGTCACCTGCTTTTTTCATAGCAGCAGACATGCCAATTGCATACGCGTTATCAACCTTTTCGTCGAGATCAACTTCTTCGCTCATCTTATTTGCTGCAGCAGTCATACCCTTGCCGCGCTTAGTGAAGCGCTTATATGCATCAGCAGTCTTTTGAACGCTTGCGGGAGTAAACTTCTTTTGAGCCATACCCTTTTCGACTTCGGCTTTTGCCTTTTGGCGATCTGCACCAGCCTTCGCATGGTATGACTGTAGTTTATCGTCTGAGAGCTCATCGATCTGTTCAACTTCTTCACCGATCTTGATCTCGCCAGCACGGCGCATTACGGTCTTAGCTTTGCTTTGGCCGGTCTTTGGATCTACTGCACGAACGATGACTGGTTCTTTGTCTGCACGCTTGGTGTGAACTTCAGCTGCTTCGTAAACCTTTTGGTCTTCTTTCTCGTCGTAGTCTGCCTTACGCTTAGCTTTAGGCGTCTTAGCATCAGCCTTAAACTGTAACTCAGTTGCATGAGGATGTGCTAATACGGAGACGACGTGTTTGTCAAGAAAAGCCTGTTCATCACCACCCTTTGGGCGATAAACGGTTTCTAGGATTTGTTTGAATGATTTCATTTTCTTTATCCTAACTTATTTCTTAGATTATTCTTCGTCTTCATCTTCAGACTCGTCTTCATCCTCATCTTCGTCTTCGTCTTCCTCGTCTTCATCTTTTGATTCTTCGAGGTCAAACTCTTCTGCTACAGGTGAGAAGCGAGCTTCCAACGCCGCAGAGACTTTTGCTTGCATCACACCAGCGAATGTTGACTCAAAGGCAGACGCATCTTTATTGATAGCTGCTGAAATAAGATCTTTAATTGACATATTAGTCTCCTTTATTTGGTTCATTCTGAGGGTTTGAATCAATTTGTTGTGGAACTGCACCTGGCTCATTTTGCTGATTCTCTTCAGGCGGTTCATCTTTTGCTTCTTGATCAATTTCTTTTCTGATATCTTCGATCTCATCTTCAGACATATGAAGAACGTTCTTACGAATCCATGCTTTTGAGTAGTAATCACCTGCATAGTTGTTAATATCGCCTAGAACACTCAATCTGTCACGAATAATCTCTGCTTGCTTAAGCTCTTCAAAGTGGTTGTCAAGCTGGAAATTATATCGAAGCTTTTCTTTAATTGGCTCCCACTCTTCTGGTTTAATTATACCTTTAAGAATGAGTTGCTTTTCAAGTGCTTTGTCAAAGATGTTCGAGAATCGGGAACGTAATCTACGAATAAATTTAGCAAACTTCACTTCATCACGAGAAATTTCTGAAGATCTACCGAGAGAGAATCCAGTCTCAGGTTCGAGTCTTGAGATTGGAACATTCAAAGACTTGTACAACTTGCGTTGGAAGTATGTAACGTCATCCATCTCACCGAGGTTCTGTCCACCTGGCAGGGATGTAATCTCAGTACCACGGTTACCTTCACGGCGTGGAAGCCAGAAGTCGTCGGTGATAGTCATAAACTTACGATCGTCTCTCATCTCACCAGTTGATGCGTCGTACACAAGTTTGTTCTTGTGGTTAACCATCATCTCACGAAGATATTGTTCTGCCTTTACCTTTGGAAGGTTACCAACATCGATATAAAAGATACGGCGTTCAGGGGCACGAGAGATACGATAGATAACGACTGCATCTTCCATCATGCGAAGTTGGTTCAAAGGCTTATACGCTTTATGCAGGTGAGAAAGAACAATAGTGTTACGTTCATTCAGCACGCCCGAGTTACAACTAATGATAGAATCCTTAGCAATCTTGAGGCCCTGAATAGAGTCGATTGTACCAAGAGTATTCGTCACAGTAGTAGCATCATACCCACGCTCTGAGAACATATAGTATTCGTTCTTCAACTTTCTAAATGCGAATTGAGAACCAGGTGTTACCTTCTCTTTTTCAAACTCACGCACTTTTCTTAGTTTACGAGGATCGACATAGCGCAACTCAATAATGCCACGCTTAGGGGAAGTCTCATCGATCATCACATGATAATGAAGTCTTCCATCGACATACCAACGAGTAAAGATCTCATAACCCTGATTACTAAAGTCGAGAAGCTTTAGTACGTTATCAAACTCTTCACGAATCTTTTTCTTGATAGAGTCTGGCATTTCTAAGTCGTCAGTCACACATTCAACCGGAGGCTTGTCGTCAGCAATAGTAATTGCTTCGTTAACGATATCGTCTACCGCCGCTTGAACCTCTGGTTGTTGCAACATTGAACGATATCTGTTAACAAGTTCTGCTTCAGTCTTCGCGGTGCCATCAAGATCAACAAAAGTACTCTGCGAACCGCCGGAAGCAATAGATACCGCACCGTCGTCATTAATAGGTTCAGCAAAGGATCGCACTGTATCCTTTGCTTCTTCTTTACGCTTGATCTCAAAGCCAAATAGCTGCATTATAAATTCCTTTTCCTGTGGTTACTGGCTTAGCTATTAAGCACGAGTGCCAGCATCCCCAGTAATTCCACCACTAACTTCCCACCAATCGTACTGAAATGTTACGCTAAACTCTTCAATGCGGTCCGTGTCTTCCCATGACATATCGATTGCTGATACTTCAGTTGGGAATAAACCGTTGAAGTTATATACACGAAGTGGAACACCAGTTTTAGAGTACTGTGTGATTTGCGCTTGAGTTTTATACTGAAGCGGTGATGCACTACCAAGAGCAGTCACGTTACCCTGGTGCGAGTTAATTGCTGACATCCAAGACTCCATAGCATTTCTGATAAGGAAGTCTTCGTCGTTGATTACAGTTACAGTCCATGGTTCGAAAGTTCTGTCACCAGCAATTTTGATCTTGCGGCCGAAGTATGGAACTTCGACCTGACCAAGAGTTGAACCTGGAAGCTGAGCTGCCTTAATCATGAAAGGAACCTTGATGTCAGCAATGCCATTCACTGGATTCGTGATTTGGACTTGGAAGAGCGTACTCTTCGCTCCTCCAAATGTTAGTTGTGATCTAAGGTCATTAATATTGAAAGCCATTTATTATCTCCTTCTTTCTGATATTTATACCTTAGCGCTGACCAATGATTTCTTCAAACTCAACACCGCTTCTAACAGCGACAAAGTTAAGTTGAATGAAGTTGATTGCACGTGCTGGCTTGATGTAGATATCACCGACAAATTCGTTGCGATCAATAACTTCCGAAGTGTTATTTGTTTCGTCACAAACAACTTTAAAGTCATAGATACCACGGCGGCCTTGTACGTCGCGAAGGAATGGCTCAACTAAGTTTCTGAACTGTGCACGAGTAAATTCATCATTGAACTCGAACAATGTTGAACGAGATGCGCGAGAAATTGCTTTCTCAAGAACAATGAATAGACGACGAACGTTAATACGATCAAAGGCAGATGGTCTTGCGAGGTGAGTCTTATCACCAAAGAGAATCGTACCCTGACCAGGTTGAGTGATTACTGGATTGATTGCGTTCTTATATAGTTCATCACGATCTGCTTTCTTAGGATTGTAAGCTAGCTTAATGATGTTCTTTACGCTGCCGCGGCTATAACCTGCTGGAGAGAACCATGGATCACGAGTAGAATCAGTTCTTACACAAAGACCAGCAATATCACCATTCAAAGGTGTGTAGATATAGCGGTCGTTGTAGCGGTCGTAGCGATACTTATAGCCCGAGTCAAGAATGATGTATGACGAATCTCTAAGGCTACCTGAGAACGTCATAACGTCTGCAAGTTCATCACCTACGTTATCTACAACATCTGCTCTTTCTGGAGAAACAAACAGTACACAATCTTTTCTTACATCGATGATATTATCTGAGATGTAGTTTGCAAGTTCTGTTCCGTTTGATGTACCCACTGATTTACCAGTAAGGATAAGCGACACATCAATATCTTCTGGAGAAACAAATAGATCGTATCCAGCGGTTAACGTTGCGACAGAGACTGCACTTTCAGATGCACCGGGTGTACCACCGACAAGGTTTTCGTCAAGCGCAGTTGAT